TGTCAACCCCTTTTGAGGCTAGGTGATTGAATAAACTTCCAGACAATCCATCAAAAAACACCTGATAATGGGATGTTTGTGCAACATGACCAATCGTGGATTTAAAATCACCTATTTTTCTAGGACGCACCATCTAAATACTTTATGTTTACTTATCTTATAATGTATTTAGATGTCTTATAAAGGAAAATATAAACCAAAGCATACAAGAAAGTATAAAGGTAATCCTACCAATATAATATATCGTTCTTTATGGGAACTTAAATTTATGAAGTATTGTGACTCTAATGCTAACATATTAGAATGGTGTAGTGAAGAAATAGTACTTCCATATCGTTCTCCCATTGATAATAGAATACATAGATATTTTCCAGATTTCTATATTAAAGTTAAAGAAAATACTGGTAAAGTTAAAAAAATGATTATTGAAATCAAACCAAAAAAACAATGTGTAGAACCAGTACCACAAAAGAGAAAGACGAAAGGATATATCTATGAAGTTTATGAATATGCAAAGAATCAAGCAAAATGGAAAGCAGCAAAGAATTATTGCCTCGATAGAGGATATGAATTTAAAGTTATCACAGAAGACGAATTAGGTATCAAGTAATGACTAGTAGTTACCCAACAGATGATAAACATAATAGAATTAGAGGAGTGGCAGATGGTTTAATTGGAACCGAAGACCCAGATGATTTAATGTTAGAATTGATGGAAGCTTGTAATGATACTGTAACACCCGTTCCTAATGTTGGTAGTTTTTATTTCTTTGTATATAATCCAAAAACTCCAGATATTAGATATGACCAAAACCCTTTAGTAGCAGTAACTGAAATCTTTCGATGGGGTTTTAGGGGTATCAATTTTCATTGGAATGATTATAGGAATTATACATGGAATGAAGTGGCAGGACAACTATATGAAGTACACTCTGAAGAACTAAATGATCTTGATATGATACCTTTTAAAAAAATCCTTCTAAATAGTTAAAACATATGGATATAGGTCGATAATGGCAGCTTGGAAAAAAGTAGCAATGACAACAGGAGGTCTTGGAGTAGGTGTTGTAGCTACGGTAAATACTACCCAAGGTATTAAAAAAGGATGGGAAGAATTTGATCAACCAGCATCAACTGGTCCAGATTATACTGGTGGAGTAAAATTTAATTATAGATATCCAAATACACAATTAGAAGAAGATAGTGATTTTTTAGAGATTAAAATAGTAGAATATAAACCACCTGGTATTGGAGGAGGAGCAAAAGGAGAGCAACCATTTAAATTGGGATCATCTACAGAAGGATTACAAAAAAATATAGAGAACCCAATAGGATATATCTTCCTTCCTGTTCCAGAAAATATTCAAGATTCTAATGATGTAGAATGGGGTGAGGATAGTATTAATGGAATAGCAGCAAAAGGTTTTGGTATGGTAAAGGGTGCCATGGCTGAGGGAGATATTGCTACAGGTCTTGGTAAAATGATTGGTGGAACTGCAAAAGGAATAACAGAACTTGCTGGTGATGAAAGTGCTCAAGGTTTAGCAATGTCATTCTTTGCTTCTAAAGCAGTTAATATAATGGGTGGTAATACTAGTCTTGGTGGAATGTTATCAAGGTCACAAGGTCAAGTTTTAAATCCAAATATGGAACTTTTATTTAAAGGAGTTACTTTAAGAGGATTTAGTTTTGATTTTGATTTGGCTCCTAGAGATAAAAAAGAAGGTGAAACAATTAAAAATATAATTAGAACATTTAAAATGAATATGAATGCTAGAAATTCATCTAGTGGTTCTGAAAATTCAAGTGGATTGTTTATTAAATCACCAAATGTTTTTCAGTTAACATATAAAACTGGTAGTAGTAACCATAAATTCTTACACAAATTCAAACCTATGGCATTGAAAAATATGTCGGTTAATTATACTGGTGCAGGAACTTATGCAACATATGATGATACAACACCAGTTCATATGAAGTTATCATTATCATTTCAAGAACTTAATCCAATCTATGCAGAGGATTATGAAAAAGATCAAGGATTAGAAGGAGTAGGTTACTAATGGGTTATTTTAGAGAGATACCAAATCTTGAGTATCAATCACCATTTTCAAATAGACTTTCAAGTTCCAGTTATGTAACTGCTAAAAATCTATTCAGAAGAATGAAAATTCGTGATGACTTGCAAAATATTTTTACAATATTTAATAAGTACCAAATACAACAAGGTTCAAGACCAGATCATGTTGCCGAACAACTTTATGGAAAATCATCTCTTGATTGGGTTGTAATCTTATCTGCTGGTATTATTAATTTAAGAGATGAATGGCCATTATCAGATAAAGACCTCTATAATTATGTTGTAGAAGTTTATGGTTCAGATAGAAATAATGTACGTCATTATGAAACTAAAGAAATTAAAGATGTAAATGATAAGTTAATTCTACCTGCTGGTCAAGTAGTAGATTCTGATTTTACAATATCATATAGAGAAATTTCTGGTTATGATAATGATGGAAATCCTACATATAGAGTAGTAACAACTACTCCATCAAATACAGTAATAGGAATTTCTAACTATGAATATGAAGTAAGAAAAAATGATAAAAAAAGATTAATATATGTACTAAGAAGAGAATATTTACAACAATTCCTAACTGATATGAGGAATGAAATGATTTATAGTGAATCCTCACAATATGTTAATGATAAATTAATTAGAACTGAAAATACTAGAATTACAATTCCACAATAAAAAAGGGGTCGTGAGACCCCTTTTTAATGTTATTCTGCTAATTTAGCAAAGTATGATAATGGATCATCTTCATCTTGAACCGATGAAGTAGGAGTAGGTGCAGCAACAGCAGCACTAACTAGTTCTTCTGCAGAACCACGATCATTATCTTCATCAAAAGTCTCTGCATCTTGACGAGCAGGAGCTTTATTACCAAGAACATAACCAAGACGCTTCTTCAGTTCATCATAAGATTTGAACTGGTCAGCACCAACAAACTCTTGAAGAGAACTTTCTTTCTTCCAGAGTGCTTCAAGTGCATCATCATCACTACCCTCTAAAAGAGGACTCACAGCAGCAAACTCAGAAGAGTCATAGTTCCTGTAACCAGCAACATTCTTTGCTTTCAACTTGAAGTTGGCACCTTGCCAGAAATCAAATGGATCAATTGCTTCCTCATCCTCAAACTCAGGCTGCATTGCTGCAGTTAGTTTGTCAAAGATTTTCTTCCCATACTTATATAAGAATACTTTACCTTCGTTTTCAGGATTAGCAGGATCCTTCACAACATAGATGTTACTAATGTAAGTTAACTTACGTTTTTGCTTACGAGCAGCATCTTTACCTGCATCTGTTCCATTGTTCCATAGAGTAGTATTATACTCAGAAACTGGATCTTTCTGACCTAATGTAGTCAGAGAGTTTTCGATATACCAACCACCAGGACCTTGGAAGGCATGGGAGTATAGTTTTACGAATGGTAGATCTTCACCATCTGGTGCAGGTAGGAAACGAATAACGGCATAACCATTACCTGATTTGTCACATTCTAATTTCCACAAACGGTCATCACCTGATGCACCGTTATTATTCATTTTTTCAACTTCTTTAACTAACTTTGCAGTTAAAGATCCTAGTTTTGATTGCTTTTTAAGATTAGCAAACGACATTAGATTACCTCGGATTTAATTGGATTAGTTGGATGTTTAGATTATAGCAACAAACTTATTACATGTCAATAGACTTAAGTTTGTCGATAGTTTTGGCCATAGCATCAAATATTTGTGCCATATCAGTTCCTTGTGGGAAACCCATTAATCGAACTGATTTTTCCAAATTCTTTTTCATTTCTACAGCCGTTGGATCATCAGATAAACTCATTCGAGTATACATAATCTTTTGTTTTTCTAATAAAACTTCAAGAGCTTCAATATGTTCTGCTCTCTCATCTGGATCCATACTCCCCAATTGCATTGCATTGGTATAAACTTCTCGTTGAAGTTCATTAATCTCTTCAAGTTCTTCTTGAATGATTTCTGATTCAAAAAATTTACTCATTGATAATATCTCTCAGTATTTTTTTAAAGGGGAATACATTAATATTTAGGAAAGGATTATATTTTTTTATCTTTAAACTGACGGATTCCCACACTGGGTCAGTAAGTTTTTTATCAAATTTACTTACGAAAGAAAAGACTTTTTCCAGTATCGTAAGCGTTTCTAACGAAATCTCTCCACCCAGATACTTTTTTAGTAATGGGGGATGTCCCTTCGAGCAATCGAATACTTCGTTCAAGTTCTTGTCCAACAGCAATTCGTTGCTTTGTTCTTTGAACAAGTAAGTCAAACTCTGATTTCTTTTCATCCATTGTGAATAATTTCGTTCTCCTGAGTTGATAATTTCTCCAATCCATAAGTTTTGTGGATTGTCGGTAGTTGCAAAATTTGCTAAAAGAAAATCTACGATTTCTTTGTCTGAATACTTCCTAGAAGTTTTTTCAAACCAGTACTTGTCTTTTCTTTTATTAAAGGATGTTATAGTGGCTCTTGATTTACCACCATATTTAAAAAAGTCAAATTTAGGATTAGTAAAATGACTTTTCATCGAAAGATATGTTCGATAGGTTTCAAATGGGGTCACTTTCATCAATGTCTTCCACATTATCTAATTCTGTTATAGAGTCAACAGGGACTTCCATTCCATTAATTCGATACCAATGCTGATTTATACCTATACTATCTGGACGTACACCCAAATATTCAAGGTCTGGATAATCATTTTCTCGCAATATTGCCTGAAGACGATAATGCATTAGTTCCGACTGAGTTGGCATTAGATTGGTAACTTTGCTCTTGATGTTTTCTTCATAAAATTAAGATTAATAGCATCATACTTTAATCTTTCTTTCAATGGTTTTGAAATTAATTTAGAAACAGATTCTACCTCAATTTCGTTAGTATCGCAATACTGGCAGATAGCATCAATATAATTTAGGTTTTGTTCTGCAACAATAGTTTCTATCTCCATGGCAAATTTTTGAGGAGTTAAAAATTTCTTTTCTATTGCTTGTTGCAATTCTTTATTCGGTTCCATAGAGTTCCAATTTATCGTTAACAAATTTTGTAATATATTGTTGGAGCAATCTGATGTACTTTGCTTTGTCGTATTCTTCATAGACTTTACATTCTCCATTTTCACAGGCCATAATGATTACAAGTTTTTTGACGGGTATATCCCGCATTTCGTACAACATACATCCGTATGCCATACACTGGACAAAATAGTGTTCAATCCAGTCTCTTGGTTTAGGTTTTTTAGATGTCTTAAAATCTATTATTGCTAGTTCACCATTATATTCTGCAATACAATCGA